CGGTTGGTTTAAAGACGTTGCTAGAACTATCTTACAAGAACAAGGACATGATCCACAGAGAGATGCTGGACATATTAAAATTGTTTCAAGAAAAGATGGAAAAAGTGAAGCAAGTTAAATGGAAACGTATTCATCCTATTATAGGATTAGATAGTCGGACGTTAAACGTTATCACTGCGAAGTCAACGTTACATACTAGAGAGTCTAGTACTAAGCCTGATTGGATTAGTGCAATTAATACAGAAGCTTTCGTTAAGAATAAAAAGAACAGTCTTCTTATTGTTATAGGTGAAAGCTGGTCGTACGGTGAAAACTTTCGAGGTGTACAAAGCGGTCTTGGTAACGACAGTCTAACATATCGAATTAATAACTCGTTTGCAGGTCATTGTGCTAAGGCATTAGATAGTGACTTGTTGTTATCAGCAGTTCCTGGTAACTGTAACCAAAACATGGTACACGACTTAGATAGACTGCTAGAAGAGTATGCTATACTCTACGAAGAAATTAAAGTAATATTCCAATTAACTAGTCCGGGCAGAGATCAGTCTAAAATCGAAGATTGGTATAAAACATTAGAACATTACAATACATTATATTCTGAAACACAAACACTAGATAAAAAGCTGTCTGATGTTGAATGGTTTAAAATGTACGACGAGATGATGTTAAAAGAGCTCAATCGTGTCATTACATCACATACAAATGTAGAAGGTCTAGTTTGGAAGAATTTCAACCCATTTATGGTTGACTTTGCTACAGATTCGTGTACAATAGTAATATGTCCGTGGGTTAGATTAACTGCACAGATGCATGGTAGTGTTTTTGAATTGCCTGTTATTAACGAAGCAGGTTGGTGGCAAGATCATTATCCTAAGTATAAGAATGTAGAAAATGATAGTGATTATATAATGAAGCAACTAGATAATTTAGAAAGTAGTAATACACTACTACGCAATAGTTCTTTGAATGGGTTTCATCCTAACGAAGAATTTCACATGCTATGGGCAACTTACTTATTAGGCAAAACGGAGTGGACAATATTATGAAATACGTACTAGTAGATACAGCAAATACTTTTTTTAGAGCAAGGCACGTTGTACGTGGCGACTTGGATACTAAAGTTGGTATGGCTTTTCACATCACATTAAACAGTATTAAGAAAGCATGGGAAGACTTTGAAGCTGATCATATTGTATTTTGTTTAGAAGGTCGTTCATGGCGTAAAGACTATTATGAGCCTTACAAACGTAATAGGCAAGAAAGTCGTGATGCACTTAGTCCTAGTCAAGCAGAAGAAGAAAAGATCTTTTGGGAAACGTTTGATGCATTTAAAGACTTTGTAACTACAAAGACTAACTGTACTGTAATGCAACATCCTGAACTAGAAGCAGATGACTTGATTGCAGGTTGGACACAAGCACACCCAGATGATGATCATGTTATTATTAGTACTGATGGTGACTTTGCACAACTAATTGCACCTAACGTAACACAGTACAATGGTGTTAGTAATACAATTATTACACACGAAGGTTACTTTGACGACAAGAAAAGACAACCTGTTATTGATAAAAAGACAGGATTAGAAAAGCCTGCTCCTATACCCGACTATATGCTATTTGAAAAGTGTATGCGAGGTGACACAAGTGATAACGTGTTTAGTGCTTATCCAGGTGTACGTAAGAAAGGTACTAAGAACAAGGTTGGCTTATTAGAAGCATACGAAGATAAAGGCACTAAAGGTTACAACTGGAATAACTTGATGTTACAACGTTGGACTGATCATGATGGTGTAGAACATCGTGTACTAGATGACTATCAACGTAATGTTACACTATGTGACTTAACTGCACAACCTGAGAACATTAAAGAAAAGATTTTTAACACTATCACTGAAAATGCACAACCTAAGAATATTTCACAGGTTGGATTGCGTCTTATGAAATTCTGTGCTATATATGACATGCAAAGAATTTCCGATAATGCACAAGCATATTCAAAACCATTACAAGCGAGGTACCCAGTAAAATGACAAAACTAAAGGCAAATGAAATACTAAAGAATAAGTTTTGGATTATTGAAGACATTGATTCAAACGAAAAGAAAGGCACACTATCACGTGATGCCGATAACAAATACATGTATAGTTGCAACACAGGAACTTACATATATGATACTAAAGGTATTGTTGAAAAGAACTTAGGTACGTTACTTTGGAATAAGTCTGATATTAGCGAAGCAAAATCTAATATTGCAAAAGAGATTTATAATTTACCAACTAGTACTGTTCCTTTCAATAGCATGTTTGACGTAAAAAGAAAGTTTGGATTGTTTACTAAAAGTAAAAAGTCTAAGAGCTTATATTGTGCAGGCTATTTTTGTATTCACTTTGACAAGGGTTGGGTAAAAAGTTTTTGTCCTAAACTTGTAACACTAGAATCATATGAGTACAGAGGTCCATTTAAGACTGAAATAGAAATGCGTCAGGAGTTATCACGTGCCAACCGTTAGTCCATTAAACACAATTCCTTTACAACAGTTTATTGACAAAGTTAAGACTGCTGACAACCAACAATTAAAAGACATTACACTTAACATTAGAGATGCTAAGAACTTAGCAATGACTATCGGAAGTGTAATGAGTCGCTTACACGGCGATTTAGAAGCTCTAGTACACCAGGAAAAGAACGCTGAAGAAGTAATTAACGTTACTGTAGATGGCGGCGGACAAGGGTGGAAGTAGCCAAGTAAACTACGCATATAACTCTATCATTTGGATAAATACTTATGATAGAGGAACACATATGAGTAGACCAAAACCTAAAGTATTGCTAGAGCATATAAACAAAAAGTCTTATAGAAGCGAACAGATTCTAGAGGCTGATGCTATTTGGGCAGTTTTTCATCAGGGTAAACCTTTTAACTTAAAGTCATCTAATGTACTTACTAACTACCCTGGGCCTAAATATAAAAAAGTATCTTTCAGCAATCCTGGACATGCACACAACCTAGCAAGTAAACTCAACGAACTATTCACTACTGAAGATTTTACAGTCGTAAAATTAACTTCCGGCACAACAGTACAAGAAGGCTAAAATGAACTGGAAAGAAACCTATACCAAGGTATTCTTAAAACAGGTTAACATTAGTATTAGTGAAAGCACGTTAAAAGAATACATGCCGTTATGGTGGCAGAATACTAGAGCAGTTGGCGGCTTACGTCTAACTGACGAAGGCATGATGTTTATTATGGACAAATTGGATTTGGTTACATATGAAATACCATTTCCTCCTGAATTCAAAATAACTACCCAAATTATTTTGTTCTTAGATAAGTTTATCGATTGTCCTTACTACGTAACTAACAAAGCAGTAACAGTTACAAGTGAAAAAAAGAGCATGGAATTACATCTTTTTAGTGGTGATGTACGTAAATACGGACTAGCTAAAGCTCTAAAACGGACAGACGAAGAACTAACCCCTTGATATTACTACATTATTTTTCTTAAAAAAAATGCATTTTCTGGTTGACCTTTTGAAAACTAGGTGCTATAATATATACATACTTAGAAATTAAGTATGGCACTGATGAAAATGAAAGAGGAATACAACATGGAAAATATAGCAGTTAGAACAGTAAGTCCTAATAGTGCAAAAAAGAGCATTGTTAGAGCATTTAAAAAGAAACGTCCGTTGTTTATCTGGGGAGCACCAGGTATTGGTAAATCGGACATCGTTGGACAGGTTGCGTCAGAAATTGATGCACACATGATTGACATTCGTTTGTCACTATGGGATCCAACAGACATTAAAGGCATTCCGTATTATAGTTCAAATGATAATACAATGCATTGGGCACCACCGCAAGAACTTCCGACAGAAGCAGATGCTAAGAAGCATAAGTTTATCGTTTTGTTTTTAGACGAAATGAACTCTGCGGCACCGGCTGTACAAGCGGCGGCATATCAATTAATCCTTAACCGTAAGGTTGGTACTTATGTACTACCAGACAATGTTCTTATTGTAGCGGCAGGTAACAGAGATGCTGACAAAGGTGTTACATATAGAATGCCAGCACCATTGGCAAATAGATTTGTTCACTTAGAACTAAAAGTTGATTTCGACGATTGGTTTCAGTGGGCAGTAAACAATGACATACACCAAGATGTTGTTGGTTACTTGACATTCAGCAAGAAAGACTTGTATGACTTTGATCCAAAAAGTCCAAGTCGTTCATTTGCTACACCTCGTTCTTGGTCATTTGTATCCGAACTACTAGAGGATGATGATGACGAGATCACCACTACTGATTTAGTTAGTGGTTCAGTTGGCGAAGGCCTGGCTGTGAAATTCATGGCCCATCGTAAAGTTTCAGCTAACTTACCTAACCCATCTGATGTATTAGATGGCAAAGTAAAAACATTAGAAACACGAGAAATCAGTGCCATGTATTCCTTGACTGTTTCTTTATGTTATGAGTTAAAAGAAGCTAACGATAAAGGCAATAAGAAGTTTGACGATATGGTCAATAACTTCTTAAGGTTCTCAATGGACAACTTTGATACCGAGCTAGTAGTAATGGGTATCAAATTAGGTCTTACACAATACCAACTTCCAATCGATCCAGATGAAGTTGAGTGTTTTGATGAGTTCCATGAAAAGTACGGAAAGTACATCACTGCCGCACAGGCTAGTTAACTGATTAGGGTAGGGTATCTTTTGGTACTCTACCCTTTTTATTTGGTTGACAACATCAATTAAATAGTGTATACTGTAAGTATAAACAATAAGGAATAGGCACATGGCAACAGACGTATTAGAATTAGAAACAGAAACTCCACAAATAGAAATAACTGACGAACTTCGTGCAGAAGTTTTGGACAGGATTATTGTAGCTAGAGTTGGTTTGTTACTACGTCACCCATTTTTTGGTAATATGGCTACAAGGCTTATTATTAAAGAAGCAAGTGATTGGTGTCCGACTGCGGCCACAGATGGTAGACATTTGTTTTATAGTGTTCCGT